TTCGACCGAAATAACCCCGATTTCGTCCGGGGAGAAGTTCTTCAAACTGTATGTCTTACCGGATCCGCTCCGACCAATTACTAACACTGGTAATGCCATAGTCCTTATTCCTCCATCAAATCATCCACATCAACAGCCTGTTGCTCAAGCCATGCTTCTGCACAGTCCCAGCAGAAGATGTCACCGTTTATTTCATAGGCGTATTCGTCTGTGATATGGTTTTTGCATTCACAACAGATAGGCCGTTTCTGCTCCCAAAGTTCCTGTTGTCGCTCGTTCTGTTCCCAAAGGTCATAGTTGTCAGGAATGTAGCTCATGCTCCGATCACCGCCCGAATGATTTTTGTTTCCAGTGTCGGAAACTCGCTTTCCTTCTCCGTAATTTCACAGAGTCGCCGGAGGGCTTCAACGGCAGCTGCGGCCCGGATGTATCTCTCCGGGAACTCCATTGTTCCCTCTGTTGTAATGATTGAATATTCCTTTTCTTCTGCTTCCTTCTTGTTGGTCTCAGGTGTTTCAATTCTGTGATACGTTGCCATGTTCCTTACCTCCTTGTTTTGCCCATAATGTAAACTTCAAGTTCGTCATTCTTCCCGGTCTTTTCCCATCTGGCGCGCGGCTTCCGGGGCTCGGTCACGATCGCAAACACCAGGAATGCGAAAAACCCAGCCATGAAGGCCGCAAAAAACATATGAATGATTTCCATCTCTGTAAACTCAATCAGGATATATACCGCTATCATCGCGGTTGTCGTCCCGGTGAGGATGCCAGCGTACTGCCTCATTGGTTCAAGTCCTCCTTTGTGCAAAGTGATGAAATTTCAAAACCACAGAGTAGCCAAACGTGATTTTAATTCACGTTTTTAAGCAAAAAAATAGCGTCCCTCTGGCTTTTAGTTAGATGCAGAATTTCGGATAATCCCACGATTTCACTTGCCACGCATTCAGAACCATCCAGAATAGAATAAATCCTGTTTCGACTGCATCCCATTTTTGCGGCTATATGAGTAATTGTAATACCGCAATCCTTAATGATTTTTTCAAGGGCCTTACCATCAGTCACGTCATCACCTCCCTTCAAACGTGATTTTTACTCACACGTCAATATTACTATTGGCATTGTTGCCTGTCAAGCACAATTTTATTGTTTGTGAAAAACAAATGTGGTAACATAATCACACAGGGAGGAAATGCGATATGCTGACACTGTATTCAAACATTAAGAGGCTTCGCAAATTGCACGGCTGGTCACAGGATGAATTGGCAAAAAAAGCAGGATACATAGACAGATCCTCTATTGCTAAGATTGAAAACGGCAAATTCGATCTTCCGCAATCGAAAATATTATTATTCGCTCAGATCTTCGGCGTTGAACCGGGCGCGCTGATGGGCATAGATGGCACTTCTGCTAAATCAGTTCGTATCCCCGTTCTGGGCCGTGTTGCCGCCGGGATACCGATGGATGCAATCGAAGAAATCATAGACTATGAAGAAATACCGGAAGTGATGTCAAGAGACGGCGAATACTTCGGTCTGAAAATAAAAGGTGACAGCATGGAGCCACGCATACAGAATGGTGATGTTGTAATCGTTCGCAAGCAGTCGGATGCGGATGATGGCGATCTGGTCATCGCCCTGGTTAATGGAAATGAGGGAACGTGCAAGCGGTTAAAGAAAATGAAAACGGGCATTATGTTGTTATCTAATAACCCGGCCTATGACCCTTATGTTTTTTCATGGGATGATATAAATAAGTTACCAGTAACTATTGTGGGGAAAGTTAAAGAACTGAGAGGAAAATTCTAACAGGGAGGCAAACAATGAGAACAGCGGAAGAAATGTATTATTTTTCTAAGAACAATGGTTTCGGCGCGGGGTTCAGCGAAAAGCAAGGCTTGAAACACTTTAAGGTAATCGAAAACAATTTGCAGCCAGATGAGGATGTGAAATTTGCTTTTATCGGTTTGCACAACTATAAATCAATGACAAAACATGATGGGAACTTTGCTTATGCTGTGAGTAATAAGAGGATCCTTATGGGACAGCAGAAGTTAATAGGCGTTGCTTTCCAGTCTGTATCAATGGACAATATCAACGATATTACCCTTCAAACCGGTGTGCTGATGGGAAACGTTGTTATTGATACCGTCAAGGAACGGTTTAACGTTAATGTTGGAAAAGATATTGCAGAGAAAATTAACTATCATCTGCACCGCGTTCTGGATGAGGTCAGAAATCCGCAGCCTGTAAAGAGTAAACCCGCGCCAAAGTCTGCTGGAAGTAAACAGGCCGCTGCCGATCTGAGATATTACAAGGATTTGTTTGAAGAAGGATTGATTACAGAAGCTGAATACCAGGCTAAGCGCAAACAGATATTAGGTCTGTAAAAAAGAAAAACCGCCCGACTGTTACCAGCAGCCGGACGGAGACCTTGGGAAAGGTATTAATAAGGACTCGACACCATTATTATAACCTTCCTGAGATTGTTTGACAACTTACGGAGGGAAAAGAATGGCAACCGCTAGAAAGCTTCCATCGGGCTCGTATCGCGTCAAAGTATTCAAGGGGTATAAATATATCAATGGACAGAAAAAACGCGAATATGAGTCATTTACAGCCCCTACAAAGGACGAAGCTGAAGCACTCGCCAGTGCTTGGAAACTTGACCGGCGACAACGCCCGGAGGATGTCTCTGTACATGATGCTATACGTAAGTATATTGACGTGAAGGAACCTGTGCTGTCACCGTCCACGATCAGAAGCTACGAGGCCATGATTGGACGCTTTGCCCCTCTGGATGACTTGAAGCTGAAGGACCTAAACAACCTAAACGTGCAAGAATGGATTTCCGGGATGTCCAGAACATTAAAATACAAATCTGTGAAAAACACCTATGGTCTATTAACAGCGGCCTTGTCACTTCATGGCATTGATAAGCAATTCAAAGTACAACTACCGAACAAGATAAAACCAGAATACCGTCTACCAACCGACCAAGAAATCATTCAAATTCTGTCAGCCTGTGAAGGTTCTGATATGTGGATAGCGATAATGCTTGCCCGATACTACAGCCTGAGGCGGTCGGAGATATGCGCTCTTGACAGCACCGACCTGACCGGAAACGTCCTGACGATACATAAAGCGATGGTCTCCGACAAGTCGAATAACTGGATAATCAAACCCATCCCGAAAACTTACGACTCTTACAGAAAACTAACCGTTTCTGACCCTCTATTAGCCGTTTTACGGGCCAAAACAGGAAGGTACGTACAATTTAACCCTAATTACCTAACAAGCCGTTTTTCGGGCCTTATGAAGCAAATTGGACTTCCTCAATACAACTTCCATCTTCTGCGTCATGCGTTCGCGTCCAATGCAGCCCTTCTGGGTGTCCCGGACTTCTACACCGCCAAAATAGGCGGATGGTCACAGAACAGTTCTGTATTGAAAGAAGTTTACCAGAACGTTAATCAGGACGAATTAAAGCGTCAGATGGACATTCTGAACAACCAAATGCGCCACGATTTGCACCATGAAGCATCAAATAATTTCCTCAACCCGCAAAAACGGGTGTGTTTAGGGACTGCCGGCAGTGGGACTCGAACATCCGGGAGCGATGACGATGATGAAGAAATGCCGTAAATTCAACATTTGTGACGGCTCTGATATGCAGAAAATAGGCGTTTTTGGGAGCTATGCACCACGAAATGCACCACAAAAAAGCATAAAAAAAAGAGGGCCGATAACCGACCCTTAAGAATTATTTGATCATTAATTGCCACGTTTTAGCCGATACCGTGCCGAACCAAATTCCGGTCATCCCGGCATCACGCTGAAGCATTTCGATGGCAAACTTCGTGTTGTCCCCTAACTCACCATCGACATCCAGAGCCTTGCCGTCAGCACCCTTGTAGCCCTTGAGGTTAAGCAAGGCTTGCACGGCCTTAACAGCGGAACCGTAATTGCCTGGTATCAGCTCCGGGAGAACCGCAAAGCATGATCCTGTGTAGCACTCTTTATCAACGCTCTGAGGGCCTTCGTAGCGCAGAACGCAGTCCCAGGGGTAATTGTAATACTTAGTTACTGCGATCTCGCTCCCCTGGTCTCCGGGCGCGCTGGATCCGTAGCGTTGCCCCCTTGCGTGGACGATCTTACCGCCCCCAGCATACATAGCGGTGTGATGGATCTCGTTAAGCAACACGTCAGCTGGAAGCAGACCGTCACCATTTGAGAGGTTGATTGTCTTGGTCACGTCACTAAAGCCATTTCTGAGGAACACGGAACGCATATTGCCGGTGTAGGTCGCTCCGTCTGTCTTGACGGGGATCCCGGCCTGTTGCCATGCGCTGATTACCAGTGAGGAGCAGTCATAGTCATCGCCCCATCTATTCTGCTGACTATAACCATGCTTTGGATTAGCGGCAATATCTAAGGCCCAATTGAGCGCGTTTTCCCTTACTGTCATTTCTGGCCACCCGCATTATATTGCGCTGTGGAGATCCCCAGAACAGCCCCTAAGAATGCATCAACGGCTGTTATTGTGCCCACGATCTGCTCTCCGTACGGAAGCCCCCAGATGGACGCAAGGGCAAAGTACAGTGTCCCGATAGCGGGTAAAACAATCTGAGCAATGAATTTTAATACGTCATAGGTTTTATTGCTGAACATCTTTAGCCTCCTTTGCTTCTGCTGGCATTTCTAAAAGTTCTTTATACAATCCTGTCGCGACGTCATTCCCGCCCAGATCATGATAGGCGTGATATACCTTTTTGATTGACTCTTTGGCATAGATTGGACAGCAGCCCTTTTCTGAGTATCGATTGTAATTGCTTACGATCGACTCGCGGAGCAGGCTTTGCACGCCTTCCGCAATCGCTTCGTTCTTCTTGCGCTCGACTTCCAGCCGGGCGAACAAAGCCTTGTACAGAATGGTAAGCACGGTTAGACATCCGGCAAAAAGCCATTCTACCCAGTGCGCTGAGATATATGTGATGATTTCCATTCTAGCCTCCTTGTGTGGTTTTATGGTCACATGAAAAAAGGCCTTATCGGCCGGGCGCGAATATTCATATTCTTTTCCTTATGTAAAACTAATTAAAAAAGCCCTCCAGGCGGAGAGCCTTGTGTGAGTTAAAGTGGACCTTTAAGTTAGTTAGTACCGTTATACGGAATAACTGCCATTTCTCTCCGTTGCAGTTGATCGTTGATGCTTGCCCCAATTCGCATAATCTTGACCTGCTTCTTTGCGGTATCGAAAGAATACAAATTAAATAAATCCTGTGATTTATTATCTCCGTATCTTGCAATGTCAGAAGCTGTTGTCCATGAACTTGTTCCGCTTGTGCTCCCTCTGTATGTGGAATGGCAAACGCCTTGAGCAATAGCGAGATATAACTGGTCTGAATATTTGGTTGAGAATCCCACTAAGTCAGCGTGATTATGTCCGACTAAATATGCCACAAAATGTCCCTGTGCCGAGAATGATGTGTTTACAGTAACCGTCGGAGCGCCGTTCGCAAATGTGTATGACTCAGAAATTGAACCGCCTGTCATAAAAGCATGAATAATGTCCTCAATCGGTGTACCGTTGCAATTCATCTCCGTTTCAAAGTGGTCATCCCACCAGAAGAAACGCTGATAGAATCCGTAGTCGTTCGGTGCAGGTTTTCCTCTGTCGAAATTATGCCGCAAGACTATAACCGCATAATTTGATGTTATTGCAGATTTTAACGTATCAATAAACCAGTCAATTTGTGCCTGCGAGAATGTAGAATCCGCAACACTAATTTCTGTATCATATGGGTTCAGCACAATTACTCTTATTTTCTGTGTTGCATAATCCTTGTAATAGTATGTTTTACCCGTGTTTGTAACCAGTCCCCAGTTAGAATATATTTGAGTCTCGGTCATTTTTATGTTGCCGAATTGCTTGGTATGGTTTCCGATAGCCTTCAGCAAGTCAACATTGTTTCCGTTTTCTTCTGCAAGCATCTCCGCAAACGTAGCAGTTGTCGGAGCGTCAATAACATCACCAGTCAATGCACAGGCGTTTATATACTGAGTGTTTGCGTTTACGAATTTAAGAAATCGTCTATATCTAACCGGGTCATTGTGCAAGTCACTTATATGAGCAAGTGTGAAAAGGTCATAGCGATTCAGCGTTCCGGAATATACGGAATCATTGAAAAAGAATTTCAGCGGAGTCAAGTCATATACAGGTGCTATCTGTGTCCCGTCATCTGCTTTTGTAATCTTGCCATCAATATCAAATATTGCCATGTTGTCACCTCCTCCTTATTGTTCCCAATTTCCAACAGCATAAATACAAGATGCATCTCCAATGGTTGCATACTTGCTCAATGTCGGAGTGTAAAACTCTTTTCTGACGGAATCCCAAATACCTATTACGTTGTCGGCTTTACGCATTACAGGTATAAGTTTAGATATTAACTCTCCGCCCTGTGTTGAAATCTCGATTTCTCCAACTTTTGTGTACGTGCCTGCTCCTGAAAAATAATTCACCACTGGGTTTGATGAAAAATTCTTATTCATAAAATAAGCAATCCGATTATTTAGAACGTTTGAATTTGTCCAAACAAATGAATGAGCCGTCCCATTAATTTTAACAGTAGATGGCGAACTACTATTATTGATGATTTCAAGCGTGTTTACATCTTGTAATTCTTGCTGTATCTGACGCTCTACACCATGCATCATACAGTAAATCCATTGTTTGCTTGTATGCCAATATGTCCCCATTCTTGCTGTTGCATCGTCACTCAAACCACCCCCAAAAGCACAAGAGTTAGGTGAACCGGATAATGATGCAGGTGGAGCCATAATTCCGATGGTTGCCTTAAAATTCAACTGGTTTAAGTCGCTATATGCGCTTGTTGCAATCATAGGGTTAAATCCATCGTTAATGCCAACATTTATGTAGTTTGCACCACCTTCTGTGTATACATTTGATGCTTCTGAATACTGTTTCAATCGTATCCAATCATATCTAGTATATGCGTTTGGCACTTCGGGGTCCGGCTGAACTCCGTATAGTGCATTATAAAGGTCATCATAATAACTCTGACCGTTATCATCTGACCACTTTACGTGTTCAATACAAGCAAGCAAAGCCGCCTTTGCTTCACTGGACAACCCCGGTTCAATGCCATCAACCTTTGCCTCCAACTCATCAACATCTGTCTCAATGGCTGCAATCTTTTCCTTCATCGTTGTAGTGCCAGTTACAAGTTTTACACTATTTGTTGTGTTGGTCTTGAACTGGCTGACAATCAGATATGTCGCACCCTCTGGAACGGTAACATATCCATCAACAGCTTCTGCCACTGGAGTTCCAATCAATGCACTATTCGGAAGATTTGACGATACGCCAACCGCATTTTGCCATTGATACACGCCTTCTGTTTCTGAGCCTGTCACATCTTTTGACAATACGAGATGGAGCATATCTCCTGCGGTCACTTCGTATTTAACCAACTTATAAGCAGTTGCTTCCGTACATGTACCGTTGCCAGTTAGTCTCCATCCCTCGGGCGATGCCGCAACGGCAATGGCTTCTTCTGTATGGTAATTCAAATCTTCCTTTAAATCAGCAATTTGATCCCCTGTCTTTTTCGCATCCGCAGCCGCGCCTGTGATGGATAAAGTATCGTCCACTTGATATATCATTTCAGGATGCTCATCCAGATACGCATTGACTGTTTCACCAATCTCCTGTATCACCGACTCGGATTCCACTGTATTTGCGTCCATCGCCGCAGGTTCGACATCCAGGATGAAATTTGCCGTGCTGAGGACCTTATTGTTCCTTGTAAGCACCAACTCGTATACGTTCCGGCCGGCAATGGCGGTCATCTGTTGGTTGCCGGTAACAGTGACTTTTTTCTGTGTGGTATTGATGGTGGCATTGGCAGAATAACCTTTGCCATCCTTCTTCGTTCCGCGTATCTTTGCTGTCGTCCCGGTTTCCACCGTAAACTCCCCTACAGACGAGAACATTGTGAATTCCAGGGTAAAATCATCATCATACTGCGACAGATGAACTACCACAGGGACGCTGGCAGGATACATGTCTATTTTTCGTGCGTGTGTAATCATGTGCTCTTCCTCTTATAGTTATTGCCATCCCGTTATGAGGCCATTTTTTATCGTGATGTTGTAATTATGGTTCGGGCTAACCGGGAGATTTCCCGTATAGCCAATTGCAACGTTGTTATTGTCCACAAATTTGATTTCTTTCCCGTACAGATACAACGTGTTATTGGCTTTCAGGGCCACATTCTTCGTTCCGTCAGTGTAAGCCCCCGTAAGATCCAGCTCTCCGACATAGCTATCATTTATAAAGCCCTTTATGTTTGCGGCGTCCATTACGACTTTGTTATTCCCCCATGTCGTTGTAACCTTTCCGGAGACGTCGGCTCCGGTCAGGGTGGCATTTTTTGCTGTCATATTGCCGCTGGTGTCGATGTAGAAATTCGGATTGCTAAGGTTGGTGGCAATGTTCCCGATATACAGCCCCGTCTTGTCCCATCTGGCGACACGGACATCAGAAGCGTTATACAACTCTAACGATCCATCGCCGAGACTGGTTCCGCCCAGCTTCAGCGTCCCGCCCTTGATCCGATCCGCAACCATCGTGCCGGCGGTGATGAAGTCAGCCACAAACTGCCCGTCAAGTGTCCATGCGGACCGGTATGGGCCGTTGATCCCAGTCGAGCTGAAGCCGATGCCATTGACGTTGATTCGCAAGACATTCTGCGCAGTGCTCGTGCTGTCCGTATCCATCACAAGGATTTCTGTCGGCTTACCGTCGGCGTCACAGACGAACACTACATGCCCGCCAAGTCCGCCCGTAATCAGCTGCGTAGCATGGTCAATCGCACGTTGTGCGTATGATTTAGTCGCATACGTTTGCGCTGCTGTCTTGAGCGCGTCACCAAGCAGCTTAATGACCGTATCTGCAAATGTGCTCCTCGCGTCCCCCAGTTCCATCTCGTCATATCGGTCAAGCAGGACGTTGTAAACGGTTTTGATAATTTCGACATTTTCCGCAGTCACTCCCAGCGCAGGATAATATACACTGACCCGGTCGCAAAGCGATAACCGCTGGAGCGATGCAACATCTTTATACTCTTCCGTTTGCCAGAGCTGCACAAAGCTGATTTTGATATTTTCTTTCGGAACCCATGGGCGGTTGCTGCTGAGATAACTGGTCGCCTTCGTCCGGAGCTGTGCCTGCGTCGGTGCTTCCTGCCATTCCGAGCTAAAGTCCATTGTGGTCATCACAGGATCCGTAATGCCTTGCGCGGCAACATAGTACTCCGGAAGCATGACAAGTAATTCGTTTCCGCTGCTGTCCTGCCCGAGCCAGTATGGCACGATGGCATTGTAGCTGCGGCTGATGTCAACGGTCTGATTGAGGTTGGTCAGGTTCTTCCCATACCTGATAGAAATGTCAGTATCACGTCCGCGCTGACCGTACAGCCAGACCTCATACATATCCCACTTGTACTCGCCACCAAACACGTCAAGCACACTTCCCTGCACACCGCCAAGCACGCTCCGCACCGACATCGGCGTGATCGTCTTAACTGTTCCGGAAGTCGTCACGCCGGACGCATTCATACTAAAGGGGTTCTCTGTGACAGTCCGGGACTCCATCTGTGTGAGCGCATCGGCCGCGCTGGTCGCCTCAATGGGCATCACTATAATATTGTTAAGCAAATAGGAAATGTGATGCGCGTAGAACTGCACGAGGCCATTCAGTGCTGCGGATCGGCGATAGATGCAGAAGGCCTGCCTGTCATCGTTGTCGTCATGCGTTGCGGCGATGTACATGCCCTCTTGGATCTGGTCGAAGTATTTGCCGGTGATCGGATAGGTAAGCGTCAGCTCGTACTCGCCATTGCGCACCTCGGTAACTGTGCACTCAGTGGCCTCAGCGAGTCTGCAAATGCCGTTTGATGTGAAATCTGTTTCTGTTGATGCATACAGGATTGGGATCATTTACAATCTCCCTTCTGTCAAATCCGCCACCAGCGCGGCGTAATTTCTACTTTGGTGATGTTTCCGCTGTAGGTTATCCCTGTCTGGCCGGCGGGAAGTGTCGGGAACTCATTGCCCTGGATCGTAACGACACTGTTGGCATTTGAAGATCCGTAGTAGCAGTCCATCATCTCGCAGTCGATGTCCACATAGGCATATTTCTGCGCGATGGTCACAAGAACACTGCCGACATGCAGCTGTCCATAACCGGTCACTCGGATCAGCGGCTGAGATGCGTACATTGTCGGATTTTCAATGCTGCTGCCGGATGATATTGTCTGGGTCTCCTCGCCGATCTTAAGGAACCGACGTGGATCCCGAACAAACCGCAGCTCAAACTGGCCGGCGACCGCCATCGGAAACACATCAGCCTCTAATCCATCCATGTATCTGGCGAGATAAAACTCATCCAGATGATAGCTGTCCTCAAGGCGATGATAGCCCGGAGACGCCAGCAATGCGTTTCGCAGCAGACCGATGTTCTTTGCGAAATCATCCGCGATAAAGGCGGGATAAGAATGAACGATCTCCTTGAATGCGCCGCCGTCCAGCGTCAGCGCTCCGTTTCGTCCGGGAACTGCCACTGTGCTGTATTTCCGTTCCGGGGCGTTAAATGTCCCGGAGCCGTGCAAATATACTCCGTAATCCTCGGAGCGAACCCCATTAAAGGAGAACGCTCCCTGATTGTTATAATGCTTCATGTAGCTGTTCATGCCATACTCCATGCTCTCTGCCGCTGTCTGGTAATGAATTCCATTTCGTCGGCAACTTTTCGCGCCAGCTGGTTGACGTCCATCCCGTCTGACGGATACA